ACTTTTTTCTTGCATTGGGATTTTTCCCATGATAAGCAAATTCTTGCAGAGAACGCATTGGTCTGCCTTTCTGCCTCACTAACTTGATACCCCCGACCCGAAAGAGTTGGGGGTTTTTTTTATTCATAAATTTTTTTATTTTTTTTCTTGACACCGATCATAAACTATTTTATGTATGGGATATCTAGTATAATGAAAGGAAGTAAAATCATGGGTTTAGATATGTATTTAAGAGGCGATAAGTATATCAGTCAGTGGGATCATTCACAGCAAAAGCCCGAAGGTGGATCACTGGAAGTGAAGCGCCCTGTTGTTGATGGGTTCGATGTAGAGACATATGTTCTTGATATGGGCACATGGCGCAAGTTCGCACCGTTGCACGTTTACATTGTAAATGAGTTCGCTGATGGTGTTGATGAATGCCAAAGGATTGATCTTGAGGCTGAACAGTTACGCAAGATTGCCAATGCACTACGCGATAACAAATTGCCTAGCAATGATGATTGTTATGGTTGTTTCTTTGGTAGCCCAGAGATGTGGGATGAAGACCGATCCGAAGGCAAAGAGCATGCCAAAGTATTTGATGCTGCTGCTGAGTGGGTGGAGTCCACCTCTTGGGCTAGTGTTACCTATCAGGCAAGTTGGTAGGGAGGCTGACATGATTAATAAAGATTCAATTAAATTTTATAACAAAGCATACAAGCCGTTGAAGGGTGCAAAGATTGTGGATTTCAACATGGTTAAATGTGACTTTGATCCGTATGTTTATTGGCCCACCTTTACCATGCAAAAGGGAACCGAAAAGTTTAATCTTGTCCTCTCTCAGGATGAAGAGGGCAATGGCGGTGGCTTTGCTTTTATTGAGGATGTGAAAAATGCATAGCGTTGACCCGATGGAAATTATGTTAAGCGATGTCTTTGACAAAGTGTTTTATAACAAAGAGCAAGAACAAAGCCGCAAGGTTTGCGAAGAATGCGATGGATGGGGGGCAATTGAGGTTGATGCCCCCCGACCTCACGGCTTTAATCGTGACGTTGGTTACATGGACGTTGATAAAATCGAATGCCCCGAATGCGATGGCACAGGGGAACTGGAGAGCGAACAATGCAATTGCACTGAAGCAGAGGAACCACACGATCATTGTGTTGGTTGTGACTGTATTCTGCGTTGGGATGAAAGTGAGAACTATTGCCAGTGGTGCGAAGAACGCATGGAAAAGGAAGCTAAAAATGTTTCATAAGATGGTAACGAAGCTTTGGCAGGGTGATAAAGTATCTGTCAGGGATTACGAAGTAAAGAAGGCCATTGATCTTGGTGGCCTTCATTTAACCTATGACAATCAAATTATGACTTTAACGCCCGATGATCTGATGAAGTTGAAGCCAGAGGATAAGGTTTATTCATCCCGAACAGGCGGTCAAAATTATAGTTTAGTTGATATTTTATTTAAACCATATGAGGAGACAGAATAATGACTTATCAGAGTAGAAACCCCATTGTTTTAGAGGCCATTGAAAAGGCTTGGGAAAATTCAAAGACGCAAAAGGAAGCGGCTGAAAAGTATCTTAATATGTTGCGCAATGATAAAGATTTGCGTGATGCGGCTACTGCACGTTATTTGCAGCGCATTGCGTCTGAAGATGTAAGCGCCAGATCAAGAACAAACCGAATTAGTTTTAGGCGTCAGGCTGAAAAGATTTCAAAGCAGGTTTTGTTAAAGAAGGGCGAACATTCCACCCCGAATGTGTCTTTGAAAAATACGGCTGTTAATTATGCCAAGAATATCTTTGATTATTTTGCATTGCCCGATTTGGGCATTGCTCTTGGTGATGCAACCAAAAGCGATTTAGAGCATGTTGTTAAGCTAGAGCATGGCAAGATGAGTACGCATAAACGTAATCATAAGTTTTTATCTGCGATCTTAGATAAAACACCCGAAGGTAAAATTGTTCGGGATGTTTGGAAGATTGAAGATGTAGAGGCCATCTATACAGATGTGATGGTGTCGTAATGTTATACGGGAGCCAACAAGACTGCACAGCAATGTCACCTTGTGACCGCTCCCAAGGGAAGGGTCAGTTCTACCTCGCAGTAGTGCCAAAAACAATACACCCTTCCCGATTAGTTTACGGGAGCCAATCGTCGTACGCAGCAATGCCAATGCGCTTTCGCTCCCAAGGGAAGGGTCACGGCTTTATCGCAGAGATGCCACGTAACAAACACCCTTCCCGACCAGTTTTAGAGAGCCAAGGATCAGTCGCAGAAATGCCAATGCGCGGTCTCTCTCAAGGGAAGGGTCATCATGGCCCCGCAGAAATGCCATTCATGGTTCACCCTTCCCAACCAGTTTATGGGAGCCGCTATAGGTACGCATCAATGCCACATTTGAGTCGCTCCCACCAGTTTATGGGAGGGTCAGAAGTGACCCACAGCAATGTCACGGGGATTGCACCCTCCCACCAGTTAGGAAAGGACATAATTTGTACGCTCATCAAGCCGCTACTGTTTCTTCCTTTCCTGTTAATTTATGGGAGCCACCCCCTCTGCGCAGAAATACCAACTGTACCCCGCTCCCACCAGATTTGGGCCACTTCTAAGACTCCGCAAGGACAAAGACAGCTCGCCCAATATAACCAGAGGCCATCGACAACGCGCAGCAATGCCACAACGTAGTCGCCTCGCAACTAGGAAAGAAGTAAAATGGACACAAGATATGAAGACCCGACTATCGCAATGATTTATCGAACATGGCGCAACCGTCAAAATATGGTTCGCGCTGAAGGTAAATTAGTATTGCAAATTAAAGCTATCTGTAGAGGTTTTGCAGATGGTGAGATTAAAGAAGCAAACAAATTATTTACTGCTTTGAAAAAAGGAGAGGGTTCACTTGAACTCATGGCTGCAACAAAACCATTGTTTGATGCCAGAGAGCCTTTGTTAAAAAGTAGAGCAAGCTTTGAAAAGTGGTTATCTGATTTGGCAAAAGAATTACCTGTTGCAACTTTTGTGGACAAAGTAAAAGGCTTTGGTCATTTAGGCTTGGCAGGTATTGTTGGAGAAGTTGGCGACTTCATGGCTTACGAGAAAGAACTGGACGGTATTTACAAACGTGCAGGACTTGCCGTGATTGATGGAGAACGTCAACGTAAGCACAGCAATGCTGAAATGGCATTGGTTCACGGCTATAACCCTTCAAGGCATGCGGTCTTCTGGACGATTGGCGACAGTCTTCTCAAGGCTCAAGGCAAAGAAGAGAACGCAGGGCCATACAGAATGGTATACGATAAGCGTAAGATCATGGAGCGTGAGAGAGTTGAAACAGACGGTCATGCGCATAACAGAGCTTTACGCTATATGACAAAGCGTTTGGTTAAAGATTTATACAAAGAATGGAAGGAGGTAGCATAATGTCTATTGCAGATGATACGATGTGTATGCATTACACACTTGAGCGGTTGGGCGGTATTAAGACCGAAACTGACTTACGAGAGTTTATGGAAGAGATCAGGCATAACATTGGCGTGAACGATGAATGGCGTGAAGCTAACCCAGATGGCGATATGCCCGATGGTTCGTTTGTTGATGATCCTGATGATTTTGATATGAACTCTGCGCTTGAGAGGGTTAAGCGTAACTATATTGAGAGAGCTTTAACTAAAACCAAAACGTTATCTGAGGCTGCTGAATTGCTTGGCTTCTCTAATTACCAGACTTTGCAGAACTGGATTGACCGATTGGAGAAGGCTCAATACGAGGCTGAAGACAAAAGAATGGGAGTGAGTTGATGATTAAATACTTTACGTTTATGGTGCTGACTTATTTCGTGCAAGGCGAACAAGTTACGCATAACATACTATTTAAAAGCTATGATGATTGTAGTCACAGCAAAGAAGCCATGTACTTTATGATGGAGCATCAACATGACGATGTGCATATTTATTGTAAGGGCACAGCGGTTGCTTCTAATGAACTTGTTAAGCCGAAAGCGAGGCCATGAAAGATAGAACTAACAAAAAGTGGACTGAGGCAGAGAAGGAGTGGATGGGTTATAAACGTAAATTAGCAAACTTTAAAAAAGAAAGCGTTAGTTTATCCAAACCTCCTTGGGAAAAAGAAGCCGAACAAATTGAAGAAGATAAAGAAAAAAATTAGCGGGAATAAATCCCGCTTTTTTTTGTCCCCTGGTTGATAACCCGAACAAATGTTTGTATTATTTGCCTGGGGCAAGTTTTGAGGCGGGTTTCTCTTCTTGTCCCACGACTACTATTTTTGGATTTTTCTTTCTAACATTTCCAACAAAGTTACTATTTCTTCACCCTGCTGTTTTACATTAAAAAAGCCCATCTGTTCTGTGTGACTAACTAACAAACGGGCTTTTCTTTTAAGCTGATTTAATATCGCTTGTGTTTCTACGTCCACAAAGCATCTCCCTTGAGGATGATAGCATGCCCGACAATACCTGTCCCGCATAATTCTGTGGCTTCTGCGTTGAACGGCAAGCCCGTAAGTAAACCTTCTTCGTTTACCAAGATTTGCCAATCGGGTTCTGATGGAGAATGTACCATCTCCACTAAACCCCCGACAATCTTCTGCGCCTCTTGTAGCGTTGGTTGATTATCTTCAAATACTGTAATCATAATATTTCCTTTTTCTAAAGTAATTGGGATAAGTAGCACACTATCCCACGCTAGTCAAGTATATCTTCCTCTTGATTTAATTGACCCCCAACAACACCAAGCCATTTACGAGGGCCACTTCTGTTTCTTTTAAACTGGTCAATACGCCCATCGTTTTGCAACGTAGTCACAGCCTTTTTAACTGTGCTTTCTCCTACATTTCTAAGGTTGCCTGCGTTTATGTCATCATTTGGCGCTGTTCTGATAGCATCAAAAATACCATCATGCATACCGCCCTTAGTAACGGGAATACCGCGATCCTCTCGCATTCTAATAAAATTAAAGACATATTCTATTCTTTCCCGAACGGCTTGAGACATAGCAAAATTTCGTATGTCTATACTCTTATCTTCTAACAGACCAGTATCTGGATTACGGATAAAGTGTCTTATTTCCCGATTTGCAGGGCCGTTTGCTTTTACCACCGCACCGTCAAAAACAGCATTTCTTGTGTATGGCACTTGTAAATCTTTACAACGTGACTTAGCCGTAGGCTCATCCACTTGCCATACAGAGAACGCACATCTTACACCGTCCACAATCGCAGAAGTACCTCTGATTTTATTACGAGCTTTCTCTGGCGAGTCGATAAAGTCATTGTCGCTTACCTTCGCCATATGGTGGTTTACGATCACCGTTGCTCCTGTTTCCGTTGCGATCTGAGCCAACAAACCCATAAATGCTGCGCCTGCCGCAGGATCAGCGTTTACATCTGCGTGAACAAATGATGCCATTGGATCAATAATAACCAATGCGAGGTCTTCAATCTCCAACATTTCTTCGTAAATCTTTTCAAATTCTGGTGATGTTGCGTATGTATTGTCCACTTTCATCATAATTGGAAACACACCGCCTTCGTTCGGCAGCGGCACAATGATACAATCATGGTCATAACCCGAACGTTTGTTCAGGGGATCTAGCCTGCTGATCCGTCTGTGGATCTCATCTTTGTCATCTTCTGCTGATAAAATTATTGATGTGCCATGATTAGCAACCAAACCACCGAAAGAGCTTTGCATACCATCGCCCGATGCTACCTTCATCGCTAGATCAAGCGTCATCATACCTTTACCGCTATCCCCTGCGGCGGCAAACACCACTGGCACCCCAAGCGGTATTGTATCTCCGATTAAGAACTTCTGCTCTGGAGCCGACCCAACAAACTGCTGAGTAATAAGCAAGTTCTGGTTTTTAAGAGATAATACCTTTTTGACCTTATGCGTAGGTGCATTGAGAAAGTTTGAAATATCAAACCCCTCTTCAATCGCATCTGCGGCATCCCACTTTTTAGGCTTACCCTTTGGCGGCACGAGCATGGTGATTGATTTTGCACCTGCATTCTGAGCCAGTTCTTGAACTATCCTAGCTAGTTTTTTACCTGCATCGTCATTATCAGGCCATATGATTAGCTCTCTGCCTTGCAATGGAGAGAAATCAAACTTGTCTTTTGTATTACGGGATAACATCCCTGCACCACCGATAGTACAGGTAGCTGTATATCCTTGTTTTGTTAGCTCATCTGCGCACTTCTCACCTTCCACCCATATTACGCGATCTGATTGCGCAATGTCAGGGAGGTTATAAAGCGGTCTGGTTTCAGGTAAACGTGGAAACTGGCGGAACTCTTTCTTCGTATTCCCGTCCGTATCCCGAACAATTTCACCCGTTGGATCTCTTTCGATATATCTTCGTACCGTTACAAGGACTTCTCCATCAGTTGATAGGTAGAAATACTCGCCATCGTGTGGCGTGTTAGTATCAATGACCCGCTTTTGTCTAACTTGTTCGGGTTGTTCTTCCTGGGGCTGCTGTAACTTGTTCGGGTTAATTGGGTTAATCGGCGCTTCTGCCTGGGGACGATCTAAGAACGTAGAGAAATGTTCGGCTACATCTGTGATTTTCCACCTGTAAGCCTCCATTAGAATCTTGGATATGCCCCCGATCCCATCACCACTATTGAAATCCATGCCGCGCATAAAGTTTGGGCTTGATGGATCAATGTTTATTTTAAGAGATTGCCCTGCCTCACCTGACAATGAGCCAAGATAAAACTCATTCCGAACAACTCTTCCGTTTGGGTAAGCATTCTTTAGTGCTTCGATCTGTACATATGACGGAACTTTTTCCGTAATCTCAGCGACTATATCTTTTTGATTGCTACCATATATTGTATTGCCAACTACTCTTAATGACATTATATTGTCCTCATACTCATATTTACCACTTCAGGGGTTAGCATTTACACGGTGCTGACCCCTAATTATATTCATCTTTCCAACAAGTCTCCCTAAACTCACAAAACTTGCAAAGATAAAAATCTTTGCTCTGAGCTATGCGAGGTAGAATGTCACCTGCTTTTGATGCAGTCAAGATATTTACTGCCTTATCACTTGCTGCCTGTGCCAACTCCTTATCAAAAGGAACTAATTCGTAGTATATTTCAGACGTATTTTTATTCACGACTGTAAACAATGCAGGGCATTCTGTTAGATCCATGTAAGCCTGATACAGAGCGATCTGCGTTGCATATGTTGGGTTGGCTTTTGCTACACCCATACGTTGGAATGATTTCCATTTGCTGTCTTTCGCTGACTTGTTTTCCCACAAAGATGGGTAGCCCATATCAACAGGACCATCACAGATAACCCCATCTATATGTCCTTTGATTTCGTCATCAGCAATTGAAAACCCGAACTGCTCTCCCATCTTGTCTTCTGTCCTAAGATCAAAGCCTGCATCCTTTATCCACTTGGCTGCGTAATCTTCGATCCCGTGACCAAACTCAAAGATGCGTAATGTCTGTGCGCTAAAGCCAGAGTTCTCATCTTGAGGGTAATTTAGGTAACGATACTGAATTTTACGGCTGCACTCATCGCCAATACTTGACGCTCCCAGGTACTTCCGCCGCTTTTTCTTCTCATTAAGCCGAACAATTCCTCGGTCTACAGCCTTTGCTATAGACTCTATTACAGGATCAGAACGGGATACTTGTAGGGGGCCAAGTGCCCGTTGACTTAAAGTAATTTTCTTCGAGCTTCCCAATTTCAATCTCCGATGATATATCTTTTGCTGCCTGTAATCCGAATATAAGTGTGTAGACTTGATCTTCTGTTAGGTCACAAAACTTGGTGTCCCATCCGAATTTTTCTAATATAAACGCCAATTCTTCTACTGGCTTTCTTTCTTCTATCAATGTATTGCTCCTTGTGGTTCTGTTAATAAATCAATTATTTCATCCATTTCATCTCTTGGAAGTTCGCTATTCGTATATTGCAGCATAAGAACTGTAAGATTGTTTATGATAACATCTGCTGACCCGAACAAAACTTCGCCTTCTTCTGATTCGCCTATCTCTTCTTTGATAACTTCATTTGCTGTATCTGTAATTTCCTCTAGATCTTTGAGGTTTTTACAAAAGCACACATATTCAGTTTCTTCTGTATATAATTCGTTATCATCATTACGCTTGGCTAATGATAAAACGAGTTCAAACCTAGCCATCCTCTTGCCCCTCTTTATCGTTATGTCTTAACCATAACGCCAAATCAGACAAAATGTATTTAAAATCAGATGTTGGTAGAACTGCAATAAGTTTGCCATTGTCCCAAACTCTTAAACCATCATCATAAACTGCCCAACGTATCATAGGTATTTCTCCACTGCTTGTTCAATTACTGTTTTATTCCACATAAAATTAAGCATGCATGCGGCTCTGTATTTAGTCCATGAGAAGTCCATTAAACCAACTTCAATACCTTGCTTGCGTAAATGCTCAATTTGTTTCTCTGTGGCTCTCTGATCTAGCCATCTCTTTGTTTTCTTGGCGGCACTGCCATCTTCTATCTCACGCAAGAAATCATCTGCGGCTGCTGTAGCCTGTGCGCTACCGCCTACGGCAAGGACTTTAAGCTGCACTCTCCCACTTTTTGTCCTACCAAAAGAGATAGATAACCCCGATGTGTTTGCAACCCCGACAAAGCCCTCAAATCCCATCGCCATACGCAAGCTGCCATCACCAAACAAATCAATCCAACGGAACGGTGACATTTGCATCAAATCGTATTCTGTCATCGTAAATGCGGATAGCTCTTCTTTCTCCTCTTTTTCGGACTCAAAGAGATGTCCACATATTGGACACTCCTGAGAACCCATAGGAATAAAAGACTCGCACTCTGGACATTCTTTTAAGGGTGCCTCTCCTTTTTCACGATCATCAAGATTAACTGAGTCTTCAAGCGATCCGTGCGTAAGAACACTCGTACCAAAATCAAGAACCAAACAATCTGTTTTGACAATGCCAGGGAACTCTTCTGGATCAATCGTGCGTAAACCACGACCAATCATTTGAACCATCGTACCCTTTTGTGAACATGGCCTCATAAGAACGATACAAGACACGGCAGGAGCGTCAAACCCCTCAGTTAATACTGACACGTTCACAACCACTTTAAGATCACCGTAGGCAAGCTCATGTAGTGTTTCGGCTCTTTCATCCTTTGGTGTCTCGCCAGTTACAAGCTTGGCATCAACCTCATGCTCTATAAAAGATTCTAATAAATCTTCTGCATGTTTAACTGTGCTACAAAACACAACTGTCTTACGTCCATCTGCACGATCTATCCACTCTGTTACAACTTTTTCATTGATGACTTTGTGGTTCATAATGGCTTCGACTTGCTCCATGTCAAAGTCGTTACCTCTACGAGATACGTTATTAAGCTGTTCGCCTACACCACAATCAATGACGTATGATTTAGGTGAAACCAAAAATCCTTCACGAATTAATGTTGTGATTTCAATCTGATGTGAGCAATTATTGAAAACGCTGCGTAGCCCTTTGCCATCGCCACGATTCGGTGTTGCAGTAAAGCCAACAATCTCTGCGTTTGGATTGTCATCTTTTACCGCGTTAATAACTTTTAAGTATGTATCGGCTGCTGCATGGTGGCTTTCATCCACAACAACCATATCAAATTTTGGGCGATCTCTTAGGTTTCTCTCGCGTGAGATTGTCTGCACCATTGAGAAGATTGTATTACCATCCCAATTCTTAATCGTGCCGTTCACAATGCTTGTTGTAATGTATGGGTTGATGCGTTCAAACTTGGACTTGTTTTGATCTACAAGTTCATCGCGGTGTTGCATCACCAAAATCTTTTTACCGTCTTTGTAGCGTTCACCTACGAGCGCGGAGAGCATAATCGTCTTACCTGCTCCAGTAGGTGCTACAACAATTGTATTACCGTGTTTATCTAATGCCTTACACGCATCACTAACAGCGGCCTCTTGATAGGGGCGCAGTAACATGTTGGGGACTCCATTTGTCTAGAAAAGAGGGGGAGTATTTGGCCCACCGCTCCCCTTCGGTGGTCTAGCAGGTGAAGTAAACCTGTGCCGCTAGATTAGCGATTAGCCCAACTTGGTACTGCACCACTAGCTACGGTCTGTGCCTGTTGCTGTGGTTGCGCCATCTCCTGACTTGAAGCAGGTGTCTGAGACATTGGCGCTTGACCAGAAGGGATAAAATCCTTTTGGTTAGGTGTCATGGCTGCGGTTAACTTATTCTTATCCGCATATCCATTTGTGCCTTTATCAATTCCAACTTTAGCGCAAATCTCCATGCCATTCAAGTCATTTACTCCTGAGATTTGTCTACGATCCTGTGCTTCGGCTGAAGTATCGGTTGGAATAATATTAAATGCACTTTCAATAATCATCCTAAGAGTGGACAAACCAATCTCTTTAGTTACTGGAATGCCGTTTGGACTCATCTTATCGCCATCAACAAAGATTTTGTCCCAGAACTTACGTTTGTCATGCTCACCGCCAATGACGGTAAACTCTAACTCCATCCATTTTGCTTTAGATGTTTGAGATTTCTTAAACCACTGACCTGTTCCAAACTCTGGAATTTCCATGTCACCAAGTTTAACATTTACAACTGCACGACATACTGTACCCGCAGGAATTAATGTTCGCTCCATTTGTGGAGCGTCTGATACGTTTGCATTATTTAGATTAAGCATTTTCTAATTCTCCTTCGCTAGAATGCTGAGTGTTTGGATCTACAAAATTAAGTGGCCTTTCCGCCTGTGGTGCTCCAACACTCATTTTATTTAATAGTTTACCAAGATGTGGCTCTTCAAGTGTATCAAGCCTACCAGAGCGATCCTTTGCAGGATAGCCCCATTCATTTAAGGCACCGCAGATGAAGGCACGATATGGGCCGTTGTCTCCCGCCATAACAGCCATCGTGATAACTTCATCTACGATCCCTGGTAATTCTCTGCCAGTTTTAGACCCTTCGATTTGCAACGCATATTGCTTGCGTCCATAATCATCGGTAACTTCATCTAAAATCCCAACAAAGATTACATTCTTTGAGCGAATGTGTTGTAGCTGTGTAAGCCACCCCATCATTTCGCGCCCATGCAAACCATAAGCTGCACGAGTATCAAGCTTACCTGTTCTATCAGACCTTGAATCTGGTTGCTGCGTACACCATTGAAAACACAATCGCCCTGCAACCGTAATCGAATCAATGAACAGAGTTTCATACTTATTGATTGTCTGTTCTGGATCACCAAAATGCTGACACACATACTCATAATGTGCCCCACTATATGGTTGATCGTCTGCCAAGGAAGGGTTTGGCCCCCCTAAATAACAAGCAAAGTCACGACAATCTATCCATGTTTGAGGACGAATAACATCAATCTCATATCCTTCGATTGCTGCATCCCCTGCTTCCAAATCCATAAATAGTGTCGAGTGTGGCTCTAATGTTCTAGCCAATGTTGTTTTGCCTACACCGCTTGCACCGCAGACCACAACCTTGTGACCACGCTTTTCCGCAAGACGCTGTTCAGCAGAAATAATTTGTAAACTCATATTAATTATCCACTTCTACTGTAAATCCACCAACTTCAACGCTACGGCAAGGTTCAAGTAACGATTTGATAGCGGGTGGCGCTGCTGTATACTTACGCTCATCAACTGTAATCGTAAGCTTCCCATAGTGCTGTGCGTCTTCTGGAGCCATTGCCTCCAATACACAGCCTAATTCATTCTGATCCCACACGACCTTTTTAGTAACCTTAGCTTTAAGCTTTTGATTACCTGCAATCATGTGTGTGGTGCCAAAATCTTTACCATCTGCTCGTAACGCATCACGAGCCTGGGTATAAAAAGTGTCTTTGATTTGCTCTTCAAGATCCTTGAGTTCACTCCTGAGCATATCAATATGCTCTTTGAGTTCATCTCTTTCACTGAGCAGTTTTGTACTGTCCATAATAATACTTTCTTTAGTTCTAGAAATTTCAACTTAGAAAAGTATGGGATCTATGTCAACAACTTTTTTACATAAATTTTTTTATTTTAGGGGATTGACATTTGGTAAAGTTTGGGATATTATGGGGTTATCAGTCGAAGTGATTGATTTTATTAATAATTAACGGAGGCTCATTATGAGTAAATTAAAAGCACCTTACATTTTGAACGCGGAAACTCACGGTCAAGAAGTTATTGACCAACAGCTTGGAAGTCTTATTGGAAAGACGGTTTGTATTTCTTACACGACAACTAAAGTTGGCAACACTGAAATTGAGTTAGGAGCAAGAGATAATTTTGATCCACAAATTTCTGTTCAAGCAAAACTTGAAGGAAGTAGGGAAACAGGAAAGTATCGTGTTTTAGTAAATGATAATACCTACTCTTACTTTTACAATGATTCGGTTTGGTCTATGGGGCAAGACGTAGGCAAAAGAGCAGTGATTTATTTTCAATAATAAAAAGGGGGCTTCGGCCCCCCTTACTTTTTAGATAGATAGATATCAATATTATGAACAGCTTTCATAAGCTTCTTTTTTAATTTGAACTCTGGGGTTTCCATACCTTTTGCATCTTCGATAATATGTTCCCACTCACCGCTTGCATGTTCTTTATCATATTCAAAATCTGCTATGTATGCACAAATCTTTTGTCCGTTCACAGTAATAAGAAACTTGGGTTGCAAAGTAAGATTTTTAATTCGCTCTGCTTTTTCTAAAGATTTTAAATAAAGATACCGTTGTGATTCCCATTTAGAATCAAACTTAATCCCATTAACCACAGTTTTCTTGTTGCCGTACTTGGGTCTTGACCTTTTTAGTTTGGGATTATATGTTGGTTTCGAGAACATTATGGGAGTTATGCTAGTGCCTAAACCATCTAAATACAAGTCTATAGGTGTCAATGTAGACACTTATGAGAAGATCGTACAGATCGCAAACAAAGAAAGACGAAACATATCACAGCAATTATCTTTGCTTGTTGATGAAGAATACAGAAGTCAGGGTCTTAAAAAGATAACACCACCAATTGCTAGAGCAATGGTCGGGGGGATATCAGCGGTTATAGAAGACTAAAGAAGATCTGCGCTACCAAGACCCCCCAAGAGTGTTGATGCTATTGCGGGGTTTTCTTTTGCTCTCTGTCGAATGTTTGAGGTTTTGTTTATAGAGCCAGTTTCTATTGGCGGTAATACTTTAGGAACTGGAGTTGGAGGTGGCGTTGTTTTGGTCTGTCTTTGTGCGTTTTGTATTACTGATGATACTTGTTTCGCAGTTTCCCCAACTGCTTGGTCAATAGATTGCGCTGTTCCTTGCGCTATTAATGATGATACAGCATCAGACAAAAGCTCTCCTGCTATTTGACCACGAGAACTTGCATCTTGACCTTCAGATAATCTTTTATACTTTCTAGTGAATGCTTTGTAAAAACGAGGTGATGAAAATAATTGACCAACAATACTCAATCTTGCGATTGTGCCTAAATTTTCTAACGGACTAGCTGCGATATTTGCCGCCACAAGATCACCGCCGTTAGCAGATTCACCAAGTAGTTTCATAATTCTACCAAACTCGTCCATTTCTTTAGCCATTTCTTTTCCATAAATGACCTCTATCTTTGCTTTATTTTTTGTAAGCCTTTCTCCAAACTTTGCAAATTGAGTTCTATCAGTTAAAAAGTTTGATTGAAAATCACCGATTAAATTATCCATGTAGTAAGCACGAATTTTTCCTATAGCATCAGCATCGTCATCAAAAAATCTTCTTAAAGATGCAATATCCTCTGCTCTCATAGAATTACTTGAAATTAATTCTGCTGCTTCAGTCGGTGTAATGTTTCCACTTCGTAGTTTTTTAGCTATATTATTTTGGTTGAACGTAGCGAGATCATCTTGGGCTGTAGATAATTTTTTTAAAAGATTTATTCCTGAATCATCGGCACCCGCCTTAACAAAATCGTCTATTACAGACTGATCTACATTTCTTAAAGACAAGGCGCTCAATTGTTCGGCAAATTTTCTTATTTCTCCAACACCATCTCCAAATAATTCATCTGCTGTAGATCCTAATTTATCTAATTCATCTTTGAATTTATAACCTGAAAATTTTCCTGTGGATGAATTTTCTGACTTTTGTAAAGTTGATCTTATCCACGAAGACGCTAATCTTTGTTTTAATGGGTCAAATGTTCCCGCACCCGCAAACTCATCTACAACTTCTTTTGCATCTTTTAATAATTGAGGGTTATTTTTTCTTATCAAAGATCTCATCATCTCTTGTGCATTTGCAGGCGTATCATTTCTTACAACGTCAATTAATGCTTTCTTGTTTATAGCGGCACTTACTTTTTCAAAACGCTGATTGCCCTCTCTATAAAAATTACGAGCTTTGCTTAAATCACGAGCGGCTTCTCTAAGAAGCTTTCTACTGGCTTGGTTTTCTGCCCCTGGCAATGCTCTATTTAAAAAGTTGTTTCTTCCCTTTGCTGCTAAATCAAGTAAATTATCAATTTGCGGTAAAAAATCATCTACTACGTTTCCGATGGTATCAGATGTAATGTTAAACATTCCCGCATCGCGCAAACTTTTTCTTGCATAATACAATTGACCAAAAGATGCTTTATCACCTAATTCAGATATTGTTTTTAAAATCGCGCCTGCCCTAGCAGGGTTTGTCCCAGGAACAGCGTTTTCAAATTTTTGAGCGGCTCTTGCAGCATCATCAGCTATACCTCTTGTTTTAAAAATAGCACTATCTCCAACACTATCTTCTAAAGCATTATTAATATTTAAAAACTTGGTTTCAACTAAATCATCAAATGCTTTGTAAGATTCTTGAAATGATTTAAATAAATCATCTGTAATAGCACTGTCTCTTTGAGAAGCACGACCAAGATTGTCAGCTATCTCTTCCATATGTTTTAAAAGACGAACTTCTTGATCTTTAACTATTGTTTTTAATTTGTTGTTTCCTGTTTTTGAAGCACTCGTTAGAACTTCTGCGGCACCATCTAAGTCAACTTGACCTGCTTCATTTTTTAACCACTCTAAATCTTTCATAATATTTTCATGGTTTTTTCTAAGTCTAGCAGATGTTCCTAAAGCTTTTTCTGATATGGCCTGTTGTCGAGCAATAAGAGAAGGAGCGCCTATAGCGCCAAGAGATGGTAAATAACCTTTTTTTTCTGCTGCTAAAATATCTTTTACTCTATCATCTGGAAGTCCTTTACCAACTCCACCTGTGCCTGAGACAACACGAAATGCTTTACCTAAACCTGCGAATATACCTTCACCTGCCGCAGCTATTAGTCCTTCAACAGCTATATCTTTTGCTATTTCTTTACCTTCTTGGGCTTGTACGCCCTGTAAGGCTTCTGTGGCTTCTTCTACCGACTTACCACCTGCGCCACCTAAACCCGCACCTATGATTGCGCCTATTGGACCGCCAACTAAAGTTCCTGCTACGGCTCCTGCCACACCACCTGCCACGGTTGTTCCAACTCCAGTTAAGTCGGAAAAATCCTGACGGGTAAAACTTTTTTCATCAATGATTACATTTTTATCTGTTTCAATCCCGAACTTTTGTGCGCCTTCTGGCGTTAAAGCAAGTCTACCTCTATTATCTCTAGTAAATTCTGTTTCTAAAAGACCAAACGCTTCTTTTAATACTTTCTCTTCATCTCCTCTGGTATCTGCTCTACCCAACATACGACGAAGTTTTCCGTCTTGAATACCAGTTGCGTAATCAAACGTTTGATCTTCACCTTTTATAGAAGACTTATATGACTGAATTACATTATCTGAAACGTAGTCTTGAGGATTGCTTTTTATATCATCTATTTTGAAAAATTCTTCAAGAGTCGGAGTATCACCTGCAATCTTAACATCTATGTCTCCAAATCTAGAATTGACAGTTACCGTTCCCATTTTATTCAGATGCTCCTGTTAGATCAACTGTAGCTACCGATTGAGTAGTGGGGGTTCCATTTTGATTTCTAGCAGATGGATTTATAAAAGGAGATTCTAAACTCTTTTGTAAATATTCCATAGTTCTTCCGTACTCTGTATCATTTACATAAAAATCTCGATCATACATATGTTGTAATGGAAGAACTAAATTTTGTTTTTTACCATTAAAATATTTTAACATTTCATTCAAAGCAAAAATAGTTTGTTGCGGTGTTGTTGTTAAATTTATTTCTCCAAATGAAGCATCTAACATTTTTCTATCATAATCAGAAACTTGGCTTTCTTGAATAATTAAACGTTTCATTTCATTAATTACTGATAACCGAGTTGCGTTAAATCTATCTTCAGCACTTGTTCCTTCTTCACCAAAATCAATTTCTGGATCACGAAGACCAAGATTAGCAAGTTGTTTTTTAACTCTATCGCCAAAAGTTTGAAAGGCAGGAGCTTTAACTTCTCCAAGCTCTTCTGCTATCTTTAACATCTCGTTAATATTATTTTGACCTGCACTATATTTATTCCAAGCATTAGCAATAGCGGTAGCATCAGCAGAAGGTTTTGCTAATTTAGTATCACCCGCAGATGTTCCGTAATGTATTTTTACACCTTGTATGATTTCATTCGGCCCTACATTTTTTAATTCTTTACCTTTTGTTTTGTCTTTCATGGCCTCATAATCAAGCTGCATTATCTTTAGCTTAAACGCATCATCAGCAAGTCTTCTTTCTTTTGCAAAAGCGGCGGCTGATGATTCATCAGATCTTACTTGCTCTAGTGCATATTTTCCCGCAGCGAGTTTTGCAGCGTCTGCACGATCAATTGCCTTACTTAACTCAGGCATAGCGGCTTCACCTGCTTCACCAACTTCACGAAATATTTTTCCAAGATCAACGTTTTTACCCGCACGATTCTGCATAAGCTTCAAGCCCAACACCGTTAAAAAACGACTCTTATCAACTTTGCCACTTGCATCAATGCCAGTAACATCTTCAAACTCTTTTTTATAACGATCTAATTTTTGTTTTTTAGTTTCACCTTTGACTGCAACATCTTGTTTTCCCGCATCTGCGATAAATTGCTTCATCACTTCCATAAACGAATCAGTAACAGGATCTGAATCTGGATCTGGATCTGGTTGGTCAAAGCTTTCTTCTTGCGCTGATAAAGCTTTTTCTTCTGCTTTTGCTTGTGAGATTCTTGTCTGTTCTTTATTAGCTTCAGCTAATGAAGGGTCAATAAAATCTACATCTGGAATTTTTTTATCTTTAGCCCTGGCTTCTATTTCAGCAAGTTGTCTATATAAATCAGATTTCCCTTCTACATCTGAAAAGACATTCGCCATTTCTTGTTCAGATAATTTTGGAGCGGGAGGTTTGTCCTTTATGTTATAATTACTTGGGTCTAATCCACCGAACTCACCTAAATATTCTGGAGAATTTATTTTATCCTGCAAATTAGCTAACATTTCTGTTTCACCATAGAAAGGCAAGTCTATCATTGGAACTGCATTTTTTGATGCAGTAACAGATCCTTTTTTATAACCTTCTAAAGCAAGAGGCTTTGCTCTTCTGTATGCTTCGTCAGCAAACTCTTTTAAAGTTGCTGCATCTTCAGTAAAAGGGCCACCTAAAAAACCACCAAGACCTCCTGCTAAATCAGACAAACCTCCCGCAACTGTATAACCTGCCGCACTGGTGCCACCCAAAATTCTATCAAATATTCTTTCTCCTAATCCAGACTGTAAAGCTACATCGCGTGTAGATTTCTGCCTAGACCTTACCATTCTATCTATAAGATCGCTTGGTAAGTTTCTATTTTCTAGCTCTTGTCTATACTGCTGTAAGGAACTCGCCATCTTATGCCCTCTTATGATGCTTGGTTGATGCCCTGAAGCGTTGTGTAAGCCCCAAGACCAGAGAGGAATGGGTTAGCAGGAGGCGCATAACTTGCTTGAGTTTCAGAATAAATACCTGCTGAAGGAGTTCCTGTAAGCGCACCATAGCCAAACTGAAACGGTAACAGTGCCTGCTCTGTTGGACGCTGATATTCTTGTCTTGCTGTATCTATCATTTGCTGACGATACGCACGTTCATTTTCACCTACGCCTGTCATAAATGCAAGATCAGCAGGTTGTAACGCTGAGTACACACGACCAATATCTGCGGTTGTGCCTGCTAAAGTTCCATATTGACCACCAAGACTACCAAACTGCGAACCAAGCTGACCAACAGATTGACCAAGACCACCCATTAATCGACCCGCTTCTAAATTTCTAGTAGCTCCTTGTTGATACGCATCTTGTGATGCAGCAAGAGCTTGAGTGTAACTTTTATTTCTTAAATCTGCTGCGGCCTTTGATTTCGCATCAAGAATGCTTCTTTCTATTTCAGCCGCTTGAACACCTTGTCTTGAACCACCAAAGGCACCCGCACCAACGGCCTTTGCTCTAGCTGTATTTCTAGCCACATTTCCTTGACGCTCAATATCTTTTTCTACTTCATCAATAAC